GCATCGTCGTCGGGGTCGACCCAAGCGGGGGTGGGGACGAGATCGGCATTGTGACCGCCGGTGTGGCCAATGACGGCCGGGCCTACATGCTCTCCGATCGGACGACAGGGGGAAGTCCAAACGCCTGGGCGAAGGCCGTCCAGGCGGCCTACGAGCAGCACGAAGCCGATCTCATCGTGGCCGAGAAAAACTTTGGTGGTGATATGGTCGCATCGAACATCCAGAGCGTAGATGGGGCCCTACCAGTGGAAATGGTTCACGCCTCCCGGGGAAAGCAACAGCGAGCCGAGCCAATCCACAGCCTTTATGAACAGGGTCGTGTCCTGCATGTCGGGACGCTGCCAAAGCTCGAGGATGAACAGACCCAATGGGACCCCGAAGAATCCGACTGGAGCCCCAATCGGCTCGACGCTGCCGTGTGGGCGTTAACTGAACTGATGCTGCAAAACCGAACAGAAATATGGGCCGCGTAACCAAGACGATTAACGATGCCTACTCTGCGATGCGGGAGAAGCGGGGACTGACCAACGAGGAGCTTCAGAATGTGCAGAGTGCAACGCTTTCCGCTGTGGTGGAGCACCGTCCCGGTTCCAGCGTGCAGCAGCTGGACAACACCAAGGAATTCTACAACGAGGGATACCGAGGCAACCCCATCGTCCGGGCGTGCGTCACGAAAATCGCGAGCCGGGCGAAGCAAGTGCCGTGGCGCCTCAAGATTGGTCGCGGGGACGACATGGAAGACGTGACAGGTGGATCAGACCTCTCCCGCGACCTGCGAGGCCTTGCCCGCCTGCTCAAGCAGCCGAACCGCCTTCAGGGGTGGGGCGAGCACATCGAAGAGGCGGTCATCAACAAGCTCGTGGCAGGGGAATACTTCTGGGAGCTTCTGGGGCCACCGCAAAGCACAGACGAACCGCCCGAACGCATTGTTGGTCTCCAAAACATGAGCCCGATGAACGTGACGCCCGTAAGCGGGCGCATGGCCCGTGAGCCGATCAAGGAGTACGACCTTTCGGCAGGGCAGACGCCGGGCCGAGGCGGCACCCGCGAGACGCTGCCACCGGGCCGCGTGCTTCACGGCCGGTTCTACGACCCGGAGAACTTTTACCGCGGGCTCTCCCCGATGGGCGCCGCAAGTCGGGCGATCCAGCGCATGAACAAATACGACGATTGGAATATCGAGCTGGCAGAAAACCTGGGCAAGGTGGGCGGCATCCTGTCCTACGACATGGACACCCAGCCGACCGAAGAGCAAATTGAGCAGATCAAGGAGGCGTTTGCCGATGTCCACCAAGGCACGCCCGGCGAGGCGATGGTGACCGGGCGGCTCAACGAATACAAGGAGACGGGCATGAGCCCCACCGATGCCGACTGGCTAGAGGGGCACGAGGACGCACGGGAGTTGATCTGCTCGGTCTACAGCGTGCCGAAGGAGCTCATTGGTATCGGGAACGCGACGTTCGAAAACCGCAGGGAAGCCCGCAAGACGCTGATGGAGGAGGCGGTGCTCCCCGTGCTGCGCTCCATGGCCGAGGAGCTAAACCGTTGCCTTGGGCCACTCTACGAGGAAGATGTTCACTTCGAGCTTGACACCTCTTCAGTCCCGGCCCTCCAAGAAAACCGTAGCCAGCTCCACGAGCGGCTGATGGACCTGTATGAGCAAGGCGCCATCGAGGATACGGAGCTCCGAGAGAAGCACCCTGACATTGACGAGGCGGGCTTCCCCGGTGAAGGGCAGCGCTTCATGCCCTCTACGCAACTACCGGTAGGCGGGGGCAGGAGTCTGGAGGAGGCGATGGCGGACCTTCAGTCAAACGGCTTTGCAAAGCATTACTTGAGCGATGAAAAGCGTTCCTAGCCGTCACATTGAGAAGGCCACCGAGCGAGGCGCCCGCTTCCGCCGCCGCGTGGTCCGCGAGCGCCGCGGGTTTCAGCAGGCCGGGCAAAGCCGCTTCCGCCGCGCCCTGGAGTCGCAGTTGGGTGGGCTTGTGGAGCGCGCTGTGGACGGCCGAGCCAGCGTGGCTGCAGCGCTGGAAGCCGCCCGACAGGTGTCCGTCCCGTCCGATGATCTGCGCGAGGAGATGGAGCGCTTCTACGTGGAAGCCGGCGTGCGCTTCGGCGAGATCGGTTTGGAGAACTTGAAGGGTTTGGCGCGGGTGCAGGTGACCAAGCAGGAAGACGCGTTCCGCCGCCGGGCGCAGGAGTACCTGGATGAGATCGGCGCGGAGAAGGTCACGCAGATCAGCGAGACGACTCGGCAGGACCTTGTGACCATCCTCCAGACGGCCGTAGAAGATGGGGTGGGCATTGACGAGGTAAAGCGCCGCATCACCGACACGCTGCCGCAGCTGACGTCCACGCGGGCCACGACGATCGCCCGTACGGAGATCATCCCTGCCTCTAACGCGGCCGTGGATGCAGGGGCACGCGAGGCGGGCATCCCGCTGGACAAGGAGTGGATCACCGCCGTGGACGGCCGAGAACGCGACGCGCACCGCCGTGCCGACGGTACGATTGTGGATATGGATGACGCATTCGTTGTGATGGGCGAAAAGCTGAAATACCCCGGGGACACGTCCTTCGGGGCGAGCGCAAAAAACGTCATCAACTGCCGCTGCGCCCACGCGCCCATTCCCAAAGATCGGTAGCCATGCCTGATACGATCAAGATCACCATTCCAGCGGACACCCCCGAGCGGGACCGGGAGCGCGTCCACCGTGCGGCAAAGGTGGCCCGTCGGTATGCTGAGATCCGCCGGAAGTACGAGGCGATGACGGAGGACGGGCACACGGGGAAGGAGGCGGAGCAAGAGCTGTCCGACCAGTACCCCGTCAGCGCCCGGCAGGTGCGGCGGATCGTCTACGGGTGCTAGCTCTCCCAAAGATAGGGAAAAACCCCGGCGGTCCCTCTGCGTGGGCATACTAGCACTCTCTTGCACGGCCCACGCCGCCCATGACACCGACCACGAAAGCTGGGGGCACTGTCAAGGATGTAGATAGCGGGAGCCGCACGGTTGTTGCCCACTACTCCGTTTTCGGGGTGGTGGACAACGACGGCGATGTCGTGCATGAGGGAGCTTTTGAACAGGCGATTGAGAAGGACGGGCCGGAGGGCCGCGACCGCATCTGGAAAATGCGGGACCACGACTGGTCGCAGCGTCTCGGCAAGCCTGATGCCATCTATGAGGATGGCGAAGGGCTGGTGATGGAGACGACCATGCCTGACACCACGCTCGCCAACGACGTGCTCGCCATGTATGAGCAGGTGGGTGAGTCGATGGAGCATAGCGTAGGGATGATGCTGCCGGAAGATGGCACGGAGCGCCGTAAGCAGGGCGAAGGGCTGGACATCTACCAAGCGAAGCTGATTGAGGGCTCCGTCGTGCCGTGGGGGGCCAACATGTACGCCCGAATGCAGGAGATGAAGGCGGATAGCGAACTGGCCGCGTCCAACGTGATCCCCCGACACATTGATGCCCTGAAGGACCTGTTGAGCGCGGGCATCACAGAGGAGCGGAAGGAGCTGTTTCAGATCCAGCTCCATCAATTGGAAGCCGAGTGGAAGGCCCTTCAGCAGACAACACGCGAGAAGGAGAAGGCGGAGGAGAAGGCGAGCGACCCCGTAAACGAGCGGGCAAAAGAGATTGCTGAGAAGGCGACGGCACGGCTTGAGGCAACGGACACCATTGACACTCTTACGGAGCGACTTTCACAACTGGAGGCTTAGACATGGCCGATTCTGAGACCGAGAAGCTGGAGGAGCTGGAGCAGAAGCTGAACGACCGTATTGACGATCTGCAGGAGACTGCCGATAAGCTCGAAAAGGAGCGAGAGAAAGTCGGCCCTGAGGTGGAGGATCTGCGCGAGTCCTTTGAAGAGCAGAAGGAGGCTGTGCAGGAGCTTCAGGACGAGGTGGATGAGATGCGCAAGGAAGCGCATTCCCGCCCTGGCCCTGACCGTAAGCAGGTGGCGGAGCAGCTGGAGACGAAGCTCGCTGAGTCAGGCGTGGAGGAGATTGCCGACGGCCGCAAGCGAAGCGCATCGTTTGACCTAGAGCTGCGCACAAAGGACATTCTCGCGGATGGCTTCCTACAGGATGGCGAGGTCATTGAGCCGACTCGCGTGCCTGATGTGGTCTTCGACCCCCAGCGGCCTACTCACGTTCGGGACGTGCTCTCAGTCGGACAGACGGCGTCGGACCGCATCCGCTACATTCAAGAACTCAACTACAACGACGGTTCGGCCAGCACAGTCCCCAGTGACGGTTTGACGCTCAAGCCTGAGTCAGACTTTGACTTGGACGTGACGGACGCGCCAGTCCGCACAGTGGCCCACACCTTCCGCGTCCATCGTGAGATGCTGTCGGATATTCCGTTCCTGCGGTCCCACATTGAGAGCCGCGGCCTGTACGGCCTCATGATTGAAGAGGACAATCAGATCCTCTACGGCGACGGCACGGGGGAGAATCTGACCGGTCTGTCCCAGCCCGCGGACAGCCAGTATGACACGTCCCTGACGGCGAACTTTACGAGCACGCCGCTCAACCGCCTTGACCATATTGAAGTCGCGGCCCTTCAGGCGCGCCAGTCGGAGTTTCCCGTCTCGACGGCGATGATGGAGCCCCGCAGTGAGACGGACATGCGTCTCACAAAGGACTCCGATGGAGACTACATCGACGAGTATGACCGCCTGACCGGTCGATATACGACTGCTGTGAATACGGCAGTGGCCGACGACGAAGGTTTCGTTGGGCAGTTCCAGGGCGGCCTTGCCGTGGAGATGTTTGAGCGGGAAGGCGTGACCGTGGAGGCGTTCCGCGAGGACCGCGACAACGTGCCGAAGAACCTCGTCACGTTCCGCATTGAGGAGCGGATTGCGCTTCCCATCTACCTGCCGCAGGGTATTCAGTACATCGACGACCTCACGTTCCAGCCCGCGTAACCGCTGACTGACTCCTGAGACGTATGCGCTGCAAAGCACTCCAGACCTTTAAGGGCAGCCGCGAGGAAGGGCTTGTGCCTCGCGGCGAGACGTTTGAGACCACAGGGCGCCGCGCTCGCGTTCTTGCCGAAAAAGGCCTTGCCGAGCCCGTGGAGAAAGCTGAGATGCCAGAGCATACTGACAAGATGGAGCGGCCCAGCTACGAGCAGAAGCAGCAGCCTGCCCCAGACCGCTCGTGGGAGGGCTCCGGCTCGTGGAAGACGCTGCGCGAGGGCGGCGAAGAGGTGGCCAAGGTGCAAGCCACGGCCGAGGAGGCGAAGGCGTGGGCCAGCGGTGACGCGACCCTTGACGAGATCCAGTAACCATGGCTGTCGGACTCTCGCTTACTGATGGCGGCCCCCCGACGCGGGCCAAGGGCCTACAGTGGTCTGCGGCGAGCGTGAACACCGAGCCGATCAGCCTACAAGATGCGGAGGTGTTTGCGTCGGTCTTTGACCCGACTGGCGAAGAGAGCACGCTCTTGAAAAACCTGATTACGGGTGTGCGCCAGCTGATCGAGAAGCGTATCCGTCGGCTTCTGGTGCGCCGTGAGGTGACGGCCTATTGGCGTGAGGCCCCGCGCCAGGTACGACTACCGCTTCCGCCACACGGCTCGGTGCAGGAGGTGCGGCGCTACGTTGGCACAGGCGAGACGGAAGTAGTGCCCTCGGGCGACTGGCACACGAAAGGCACAGGGTATCTGACGCTCGTGGTGGACAAGCCGCTCAACCACGGCGTAGAGGTAGACTTCACGGCCGGGTACGAAAGCCTGCCCGCGGGACTGAAGATACAGATGCTTCGTGACATCAAAACCCGCTTTGACCAACGGGATGCGGTGACAGGAGACGCCATGAACGAGCTGCCCGACCCGTCGGCGTACGACGCTTGGAGGGTGCTATCGTGAAAACGCCACGCCTCCGCGAAACGGTAACCGTGCAGAACCCCGGTGAGGTCGCCGTGACCGACTACGGTGCCCCCGAGTCAGACGGGTACGAAGATGCTGGCACGATCAAGGCCGCCGTGGAAGAAGACGCAGGCAACCGCGACCGCCGGGCCGGCCGGGACGAGCCCACTCAACAAGTAACATTCAAGATGCGCTACACGGATCTCGTGACGGCTGAGAGCCGGCTGCGGTGGCGCAAGAAGACATTCTACGTAGCGGGCATCAAGGCGATGGGCAAAGAGCGCCGCTGGATGCAGATAGAGGCTTACCTCGACCCCGATGGCTGAAATTCAGGTTGACATTGATGAGAACGATGTCGGGGAGGTGTCGGCCACGCTCCAGCTGGAGGCGGAAACGGTCACCTCGCGACTGGAAGAGGTGATCGCCAAGTATTCGCTCTTGATTGCCAGAGATGCGAAGAAGAACGCGCCAGTGGATACCGGGCGCCTCCGGGCGTCCATTATTCCTGTACTGGAAAACCTCACGGCTGAAATCGTGGCCGGGGGCAAAGAGATCGTCGGCACCAACGTGGACTACGCGGCGGTGCAAGAGTTTGGCAACAAGGAGGGAGGCATTACGGGCAAGAAATACATGACGAAGGCCTTCAAGAAGCACCGAGACGACTTTGAGAAGGAAGTCCAAGCTGCACTCGCTGCAATGGGGCAGTAACTGCCATGGCCCGAGACACGCACATACCGCGGCTAAAACCCGAGGTCCTGAGTGAGGTGCGCCCGATGTGCATCAGTGCCCTTGCTGCCCTTGACTTTCCCACAGACGACCGCGTGTGGGCCGACACAGTACCTGAGAAGAGGGTACAGGAGACCCCCTACATTACCTTGGGCGGGGAACAGGAAAATGCCAGCCGTTACGAGACACTCAATAAGTACGGGATGGGGTTTGACTTGGAGGTGCGCGTTGTTTCCGACCTGCTGAAAGAGACGGAAGAGCTTGCGGGCGCCGTCAAGAAGCGCGTGACGAGCATAGACGCTCCGCCAGAGCCGGATGGCTATCAGCATCTGTACACTGAACCGCTTGCTGGGGTGCCACCGGAAGCGCTTGGAAGTGGGCAGTCTGACCTACACGAGACCCTCGTTCGGACACGTCTTTACTACCGCACTGCGAACTGACACACACCGACTGACCTGCCATGTCCACATCTGCTGTCAACCTCATTCTCGTTGCGAACGGCGACTATGTCGTGGCTGAGGAGCAGGCCCAGCTCGACCGGTCGGTGGACATGATTGAGCTCGCCAAGAAGGAGGCGAGTAAATGGGGGGAGAAGATTCCTGGACTGAAGGAGTTTGATCTGTCGCAGTCCGGGCCGATGCAGGACTCTACCAGTCAGAATCCAGTGGGCGCTGATGGGGTCGTGTCACTTGATATCGGTAGCACCACCTTGGAAGGGCTCCAAAGTTTGGAGGCAACGTTCACGAACGGATTGACGCAGGTGGGCGACCTGTCCGACGCGCTCGCCCGGTCGGTACGGGTGTCCGAGAAGGAGATGGAAATTTCGGTCACGGCCGACTATAAAGACCCGCAGAACACAGAGGGCGCAGGGTGGGACAACCTCTTCATGGCTCAAGAGAACGACGCAGTCGTCACCTTCACGCTCCAGTTTGGGGAACTCACTTTTTCCGGCGACATCCGGCCCGGCGACTGGACGCTCGACTCGCAAGAGCGGGGCGATGAAGTGCAGATCGACTTTACGCTGATGCACAACGGGATCATTACTCAAGATGCCGGCTCGCTAGACACCGGGCAAGAGGTCATCCTGAGCGAGTGGTTCAACGAAGGTAACATCACGGCTGAGATCGGGCGCATTCCCGATGGCCAAGACCCAACCGCAAACGCGAGCTTTGCCGATGGATCGCAGTACTGGGAGGGGGACACCGTCGTTGAAACGATTACACTGTCGGCCGATCGGGCGGAAGAGCTTGCCTTTGAGTTTGACCTCGCCGGCGATGGACCACTGAACCGCAAGGTCTTCTCTACCGCATAATCGAACGCTAAACAACCAAACGCTAGCCCCCAATGAGCGATTTTCTCCCGGAGCCTAATTATGAGGACGCGCCTTCCACCATCACTGTGGAAATCGGCGGCGAAGAGCGGCCATGGTACCTCGGCGCCAAGTCGTTTGAGATCGCGCGAGACAACCACGGGTTGGAGCCCGACGAGGTGCTTGCAGAGGTGCAAGATGACGCCCCAGTAGAGTCCGGTATTGAGAGGGTCTCTCGCCTTGTCTGGACTGGCTTTTTGGTTTTTGCTCCTGAGCTGGAAGTGCAAGACGTGAAGGCTCACGTACCATTCCCGCCACCGGATGCGCTCATTGAGCCGATTACCGAGCATCTGAATCAGATGCCAGATGACCAGCTTGCGGATTTGGGAAAGGAGGCGGCGGAGAGCGCCTGACGGTGGAGGAGTTCTACAGGCAGGCCCTGCAAGCGGGCGCGTCGATGGCAGAGGCCCGACGGATGAGCCTATACGACTGGTCTCTGCTTACGCAGGCCCACCAGCGCAACGCCCTCCGCCGTGACCAACGGATCTTGCTTATGCTCAACGCATGGACGAAGCCGGGGAAACAAGTGACGCTGGATGACTTGCATGGCGGGTCACCGGATTCCCCGCAGGCTCCGGATGAGCTGTCAGCCTTCAAGCGGCGGGTGATGCAGGAGAAGGACATCAAGCGCGACCTGACCACGAATCGCTTGTAAGGGCTCACCTCTATGGCTACCGAAGTCGGATCAATTTTTGTCAGCCTTGGGCTCGACACTTCCGACCTGGAGAAAAGCGTAGACCAGGCCACCTCCAAGGTGCAGTCTATGGGGCAGAAGATGGAATCGGTCGGGAAAAACCTGACGCTCGGCCTGTCGGCCCCGATTGCCGCGGCAGGCGGTGCCTCCGTGAAGGCGGCGGGCGATTTTGAGTCGTCCTTCAGCAAGATTGAGGGCCTTGTTGGGGTTGGGGAAGAGCAGGTCGCGAGCTTCAAAGATGAAGTGCTTTCGCTGTCCAGCGATGTAGGGCAGTCGCCCCAAGAGTTGGCGGATGCAATGTTTCAGATTACATCGGCGGGGCTGGAAGGAGAGCAGGCGATGAATGCGCTTGAGGCATCAGCCAAAGCAGGAGCCGCGGGGCTCGGTGATACGAAAACGGTGGCTGACGCGGCAACGAGTGCGATGAATGCGTATGGACAAGACACACTCGGGGCAGCTGAAGCGACGGATGTTTTGACGGCCGCCGTTCGGGAGGGGAAGGTAGAGCCGACGGAGCTGGCGGGCTCGCTCGGGAAAGTGATCCCCACCGCGTCCGCGCTCGGCGTCGAGTTTGAAGAGGTGGGAGGAGCGATTGCGGCCATGACGCGTCAGGGTGCCAACGCCCGGCGGGCAACGACCGCGCTCAACAGCCTTCTCACGCAAACGCAAGAGCCCTCCACGAAGGCAAAAAAGGCTCTGAATCAGATGGGCATAAGTGCGGAACAGCTTCGCTCCACGATCTCCGAAGACGGGCTTCTCCCCGCCCTTGAGATGTTGAAGAGCAGTGCCGGCGGCAATACGCAACAGATGGCGGCGCTTTTCGGCAATGTGAGGGCGATGCGGGCGGCAATGCAGCTTGCAGGGGAGTCGTCCGATCAAACCCGTCAAATTATGGATGAGCTACAGGGGGCGACGGGGTCGACAGATCGGGCCTTCCAAGAGGCGAAGTCGACATTCAACTTCCAGTTCAAGCAGCTCCGGACCTCTCTTGAAAAGCTACGCATCCAGCTCGGGAATAATCTACTTCCCGTTGCTCAAAAACTCACGGGATGGGCCCGAGAAGCGCTTGACGAGTTCAACAGCCTATCAGAAGGGACTCGCGCCAATGTTGTAGCCGCAGGAGCATTGGCCGCAGCCATCGGGCCGCTTCTCATCGTTAGCGGGAAGCTTCTCACCTTACTGTCTTCTCTTGGGACGGCCCTTACTGCACTTGCCAGCACTACTGGCGTGGTGATCGGCGTCATTGGGGCGTTAGCTGGGTCAGCTGCACTCGTCTACAAAAACTGGAGCGGCATCACGGACTTCTTCTCCCGGGTGTGGGACAACCTCCGCATGATGTTTGAGGCAGGGATGACGCTCCTGATAAACCCGTTTCTGATCGCGTACAACGACATCACGGCGTCAACGCGACAGTTCGTTGCAGACACGCTTGGGCTCATCCGGTCGCTTCTCAATAGCCTACCGGATGAGGTCGTGCCGGACGGCTGGGCAAAGTCTCTCGGAAATGCGTCCGCCGGGATGGAGGGGCTTGCGAAGGATGCAAGTCGGCAGGGGACACAGCTCAAAAGTGAGTTTGATCAGGCAGGGCAGGACATAAAAGAAGGCCTTGTAACGGGACTTCAGCAGGCGAATGAGGCCCAGCAGTCTACTGCGGACGAGCTCACAAACACATGGAACAGCGCCATCGAAACCGTCAAAGAGAAGTGGGGAGAGTTTTCAAGTTTCTTCAAGGGTGGGGTTGGTGGGGGAGAGAGTGGTGCAGAAAGCTCCGAAGCTGAAACCAAGGCAGAAGGCTCAGAGTCAAGCGAAGAGGTGCAGCAGGACACTGCGTCACAGGCGGCGATGGACACGAAGAAGCAGTTCTCCAAGGAGCTCCCCCAACAGATCCAGAAAGCTTTGGCGAAAATGCGGCTCTTCGGGAAGGTAGGGCAGAAAGTCACCTCTACGGTCCGTCGCGGATTTGGCACCATTGCAAATGGGGTTGGACGCTCTGTGGCGGGGCTGCTTGAGGGGAAAAGCGCAATGAAGACGTTCAAGCAGAGCGCGATGCAGGCCCTAAAGCAAATCATTTCTCAGCTCACCACGATGGTGACGAAGCTACTCGTCATCAAGCCGCTCATGTCTGCGCTATCAATCGGAGGGACGGGGGGTCTTGGGCTGGTAGGTGGCCTTGTCGGTGGTGGGGGGCTGCCGTCGCTTGACTCTCAAGGCCTCATTCGAGAGAGCGGGATTGCCAAGGTGCACAAGGGGGAGGCCGTCGTAAAGCGAGAGATGATGCAAGGGGCCCGTCCGAAGGGGAACTCCGGCCGAGCAGGCCCGGCCCGATTAGAGGGCGGCGATGTCGTGATCCCGGGTACGCTCATCGACCAAGCCCGTCAGCAGGGCAGCAAGGACCGCACGCGCACAGGTCGCCGCACTTGACCCAATACCATAATGCCCCTCTCTTCGCTTTCCATTAAGGCAAAAGGGCTTGATGGCCGCCCGTACCGCGTGGACGTAAACGGCGGCGGCACCGATGTAGTGGCCGATAGACAGTTCCTCGTAATTGACCGAGGAGAAAGTCAGGACCGCGGGTTAGACCCGATCTGGCCCAGCGAAGCGCGGATTTTTATGCGGGATGTGGACGTGTCCCCGCTTTTTGGCAAGCCCGACCGGAGCGTGCCTGTGGAGGCCTTCGACATCGCAGGCTCTGCCGACACGCTTGTCTTCAGCGGGTACATGGTCACAGACTTTTTCGGCGACGCGCCGTTTGCCGCCGACCCGATCGTCGAACTCCGGGCACTGGATGGTCTCGGCACACTCGAGAACGACCCGATTGACGACCTTTACACAGGCGACTCGTTCGTTAGCTATCAGACGGCCATCGTCGAAATTCTTCGGAAACTGACGCCGCTAGGCGTTGAGATTGGCGTGCACTGGTACCCATCTCAAAGTACTATCACCTCGGATGACAACCCACTGGAGTCGGTGGGGTTCGTCCCCAACAACTACCGCGAGAATCGGCCTGAGGGCGGCTACCTCAACCAGCTGTTTCTTCTGCGGGACCTCCTGAAAGGCATCGGGGCAACTGTCCGCCAGGTAGACCGCCGCGTGGAATCGAAGGATGCACGCTGGCACGTTCGACAGCGGGACGCCCTGAATGAAGACGGTACAATTCAGGCGTGGGTCTATACCGCTGCCACTGACAGCCCGAGCCCGACGACTCTCGACCGGTCTCGGCCGCTTTCAGTGAGCGGCCTCCTGCAGGATCACAGCCGAGATTTTGTACGGCGTCGGCAGACGGTTCAAGTCACGCACGACCACGTTCCGCTTGGCAATGTTATCCGAGAGCCTGGGTTTGACGAGGGTGGCCCTGAGTGGACCATTGATAACAGCTCCACCGCCGAGGTAGACGCGGAGATTTTGAGCCACGACCGAGCTCCAGAGGCAGATCCGAGCCCATCAGCCACACAAGACGACACGTATCTGCTGCGCCTGTTTTCGGAGTCCGGCTCAACGGGAAGTGAGTGGCCTGTGTCTCAGCAGGTCACAGAGATTGATACGCTTCCTCCTGGCACGGTCGGCAAGTTCAAGCTGACATGCCACACGGTATTCCCGTTTGAGAGAGGGGCTGGCGGCGCTGCCCTTTTGCCGCGGCTCTCGGTCACGGGCCCGAACGGCACGTTTTATTTAGCTGAGTTTCAGTCTGACGTGCGAGGGGCGGTGCTAAGCGGAAATGGCTCCCTGCCTGTTCAAGCAATTCATCGCTCGATCCCGCAGGGAGCACGGATACCGATTGCGCCGAAGGAGGAAAACGTTGATAGTGGTGATAGCCTTGCCCCACGGTCTTACATCACGCTTTCAGAGCGTGCTGAGAGCGGTGACACGACTCTTTTTGGGGAAATCTCCAGGGAAGTAAAAGCCGACTGGCAAATCCGGTATGCGGGCTTTTCAAGCACGCAGGTCGCCCTGCCAATTCACCGATGGCGAAACGAAGTGACCGACTATGGCAGTTTTGAGGTATTTTTTCCTTGGGAGCAGCCCGGCGGAGACACCCTTGAGGGGCTAATCCAAATTGAAATTGGGGGCAGTGTTAGTAATGACGGCCGAGAGGCTGTTGACACATTTGCCCTTTTTGACGACATAGAACTTACTTTCAAGGCAGATGGCGGGGACGTAGACCAGTCTGTGACGCAGGCCGCCGTCCCAAAGCTCGGCGAAACTGAGTCCCAAACTATCCGCACTTCCAGCGGCCCGACCACACAGAACCTTGCCCGAATCCGTGGGAATGATCCGAATGGCACGGGCTTCGAGCCAACGCAGTGGGACATCAAGAACAAGGTGATCAACGGGACCCCCGAGGTCGACAGCGACACCGCAGCTGGGAGCACATCCGTTCCCGTGTCCACAGGCGGTGGGGAAACCCTTAACCTCAAGGCGGGCCAAGGGGTCCGTTTTGAAGGTCAAGAAGAGCGGTACTTGCTGGATGCCGACGTGGACATCGGTCAGTTCAATACAGGCACGTTAGATCTGAAGCGCGGCCTTGAGAGTGGCCTTTCGGCTGGGGACGAAGTGCAACTCGGATCAGTGTCGTCAGCTAAACTCAAGGCTCAGCAGCGTCTCCGGTACTGGCAAAACCACAACGAAGAGCTCACCGTCACGGCCTATCAGCGAGATGGCGGCTTGCCGCTCACAGGCGACGAACTCGTGCAGCTGGATGGTACTGAGTACACCGTGCACAGCGTGGAGTACGACGCGGCCAAAGGGGAGTCCCGTGCTACGCTCATAGAATGGAATGATTATCAGTGATGGGGTCTCCAATTACCCTCAGCACCGTACTGGAGCAGTCCGAAGGCGCCGCAACTGGCGCGGGTGGGGGCTCTGTGGCAACCGGCGGTGGGGGCGGTGTACAGGACTGGGACGACCTCACCGGCACCCTCTCCGGCGACGTGCCCTTTGAAACGGTGGGCGCGGACGGCACCCCCGTCGCGAGGGGCGCCGCCTTCACCGATGGCGACGACGGGACCGGGGATGGGAACGGCATCAACTACAGGTGGCAACGCGACCCTGCCAGTAACCTGGCCTTCAAGGTCGTGAACGAGGAGATAGGCACCGACCTTCTCACGCTGGACGAGGATGGTAACCTCCAAACGGCAGGCGACGTAATCGCTTTCTCCGATGGAAGCGGGTCGGGGGGTTCGGGCGGTGGTGGGACGGCCTTCCAGACCGGACGGAGCCTCGCGTTTGATGGAACCACCGATCCGCACACGCTCAACGTGGAGCTGCGGGAAGGCGCAAATGTCGACCTGTCCGTGGTGGACGGCAAGTACGAAATCTCGTCCTCCGGCGCGGTAAGCAGCGTCTTTGGCCGTACGGGCGCGGTCGCGGCGCAGGCGGGCGACTACGACGCGGACCAGATCAGCGGCTTCGACGCGGCAGCCGTAGACGCCATTGAGTCGACCCGCATCAACAAACTACGTCTCGCTAACGAGGAGTTCAGTAGCACGTACAGTCGCGGGAGGGGGACGGTTGTCTTCGACAAGTCCGCAGGTTTGGCTTACTATAACAACGCCTCCAACGCGCCCAACAATCGCACAGGCTGGCACCGCATCTTGGACACGGGTGTGCTGAACGTGGGGTCGGAGATGACCCTTACCAAGGATGGGACGGAGGGGGCGATGTACCTGAGCGTCGACCAGGGCAACGGCAGCCGCTTGAATGCGGATATGCTTGATGGATACGAGGGGGGTGACCTTGCGGTGCTGTCGGAGGATGAGATTGTAACGGGTGATTGGTTGTTCAAAGACACCAACCCGACGATAACCACGACGACGGGGAGCGCCGAACTTCACTTTTCTGAATCCGACGACGGTACAACCGCTGCAAAAATAGCGTACGACGGGAAAAACGAGGGTGGGGCTGACAACCATGTTTGGATTGGCCCGGCCAATAACAACAAGCACGTGGTGGTCGAAAACGGTGGAAATGTAGGCATCAACACTTCTAACCCCTATTCTACCTTTCATGTAAACGGTGGGGTTCGGGCTTCCTCTTTTCGAATGGGTGACGGTGAGGCTCTTAGAGTCAATTCGGAGGGTGGGTACTGGGGCCAGTACACCGAAGCGTATGCCTTTTGGGCGTACGACAGCAACGACACGACCAGCGAAGGAGGGTTTGTTTTTGGCGACTGGGGCACGGGGGGGAAGAGCCCCTGGGTCGAGATCGGAGATCAAGTCTCGTACGGCGTGATGGACGTGATGGGCTCAATGAAAGTCGGGGGGACGGTCCACGCCACAGGTCCTGTGGAGTCGGAGGGAGACGTGATTGCTTTCGTCAGCTCAGACCGTCGCCTTAAAGCCAAACACAGGCCCATCGCTGACCCGCTTAGCTCCATACACCACCTCCGCGGGCGCTCCTTTGAGTGGGAGCAGGGGCACCACCGCGAAGGCATCCGCGACTACGGGCTCATCGCGCAAGATGTGGTGGACGTATACCCCCACGCCGTCCGCGGGCTGGAGGGCTACCCCGAACAGACCCTCGACCTGCACTACGACCAGATGGTGCCCCTGCTCACAGAGGGCATCAAGGCACTGGACCGGAAACTCGAATCGGAGACCGACCGCCTGCGGCGGCGGGTCTCTGAACTTGAATCGCAAGTCGACCATCCACGACAGAACTGACAATCAAAATTATGTCTATCGAAGCCATCATTGCTATCGGATCATTTTTCGTGCTTGTGGCGGGTGTGCTATACGGCATGCGGGTAGATCAAGCTGACGGAAACGGTAAAGGCAGCACACCTGAGCGCGACCGCGACGAAAACGACTTCCTCTAACTCTGACGCCTTGCTATGGCCTTTGATGCTGCAAATAGCGAACTCTCGGGGGTCACCGGAGTGAACTCCAACTCGCTCCAAGACCACCATCCCGACAGTCCCGGTGACGAGGCACGCCACGGCGACTTTCTCATTGACCAGATTGGGTACCTGGGCACCGACAGTGACCTGACGACGCTGCAAAGCACTGGAGCAGGGACATACTACCCTGCCGACAACGACCACTCCATCGCGGCGAGGGAGGTGGAGGTCATTGTCGACGTGTGGCGTGAGCCGGGCGCAAGCTATGATGGGAACTCAGGAGGCCGCCTTTGGCCCGAAACAGGAGGGCTCAACGGCGCGGCCTTCACGGTCTACGACACGACGGGCGTGAGCATCAAGGGTCGAACGGTGGTGGGTAGCCGCACTGATAACCCGATCCGCATGCACATCATCTTTGAAGTGACGGGGTTCGATAACATCGACCTCGCCCTCCGGCTGGTGGACGGCTACAACACTCACGTCGCGCAGTACAACACCTCGCTTACCTGGAGCAGCAGCGATGTGGTCAATGCAACAGACATCCCCATCATCTACGAAAGCTCTATCTATACGCTGGATGATGGCACCAATGAGATGGAGGTGCAGTGGACCCCCTACGACCCCCAGGACGATCTTTACGAGACCGGACACGGCTACGTGGAGTGGGCAGAAAATCCAGGCGGGTTCACGGGCCCCAGTGGGTCTACAACCGATCAGACATTCACCTTTTTCTCGGACTACTCGGATGGGTCAAGCACAGAGCTTCAGCTGAAGCTCTACGACAAGCAGGGTGGGACGCTGCAAGAGCAGATCACGTATTCCTACACCGTCGGTGACAACAACACCTATCGCTACGACACCTCCGTCATCTGATACCGCCGAAAGCATCACACACACAACCCTTTCACCTGCAACACCCAGCATCATGAACACGGCCCCCCAGACCGCCACGAAACGCGAGTGGATTCGGCGCCTCAACCTGCTCGACGCGATCGAGCCGTCCCAGCTCTCGGATGCCCTCATCCGCGCCTCGTGGGACGCTCTCCAGGAGATGCGCCCCGTACAGAAGGCCATTCAAGAGACGCGTTCAGCCCTCGCCAAGAAGTACGCGATGACCGACAAGGAGGGCACCCCCCAGACGAAGCGGATGCTGCAGGAGGAGCTGATGGGAGAGGAGGACGAAGAAGATGGGCAGCCCAGCGAAGATGAACAGACGGAGGTAGGGGACGTCTTGGAGGACATCCTTGCCGACCACGACACCGTGCAGGCGCAGGAGGGCATCATCGTCCTGGAGGACAGCGAGGGCTTTGAGGAGGCGATGGGGGAAACACTGGATGAAGAAGAGACCCTCGACATTCCGCAGGTGCCTTTGGGTGAGGCCACGGACTCTGAGATCGGCATGGTGGGACTACAGGAGATCTTTGGGTGGCTCATCGAGGGCGATGGGTGACCTGGGCAGGGTCGGGCGCGGCAGGCACTCCTTTGTTTTTCAAACTGCCCTCGGTTTTTCTCAGTCCGAGATTGGCGTCATAGTTGTGGTAGCGTCTTGGATGCCCGATCAACGGTAACCCCCTGCAGTGGGTGAACGGCACCTTGACTACACGCCGCCCACCTGATGAACGATAGCCCTGGCTTTCAGCTCGCGCTCTACATCGGAGTGGGGGTCGCAACGCTCTTCTTTGCCCTCACTGGGTGGCTCGGCCAGCGGGTCGTCCGGCAGTACGACGAGTCGGCTGCCGAGCGCGATGCGGCCATCAGCGACCTGCGAGACGGGCAAAAGGAGCTGCGAAAAGAAGTGCGCGCACTGAAGCGGCAGATCACCCGCGGAGACATAAGCGCTCACGACCAGGTACAGCGGCTTGATAACAAGGTGGACCAGATCCTCCAGCATCTCGACAGCTGACCGCTCATGCTTGACCGCCTGATCTCGAAGCGCGTTCTCTTCATCTCTCTCGTGGCGGCCCTTGCGACTGGAGGGGTGGCCTTCACCTTCACGCAGGCCGTGGCGTACAGCGCCTTCGCCGCGGCTGTACTGAAGGTGGCCATCATCCTTCTGCTCTTCGAGGGGCTCGACCGCTACCTCCTCGAGGAGATCGACACGATCGCCGAGCTCGAAGGCGGAAACGTCGCCGTCGCGATCACGCTCTTGGCGCTCGCGCTCCTCTTGGCGCCGGCCGTGGCCACCGGCCAGCCCTGCCCGCGGGCCGGCCCCGGAGGGGATAGGCCCGATCTGGTAGATGTAGCCCTGCAAGAGGTCGGTGTGACGGAAACACCACCGGGGAGCAACGAGGGCCCTCGCATCGCGACCTACATGGAAGCGGTAGACCTCCCCGATGGATACCCATGGTGCGCGGGGGCGGTGCGGTGGATGATGGACCAAGCTGGGATCGACCGTCCCACTGTACGCAGCGCCGGGGCCAGCGACTACGTCACTGGCACTTCGATCGAGGCCACCGACGTGCTGCGCGGGGCTGAGCCGGTGCCGGCCGGGGCCCTCGCTATCTGGCGCCGGGGAGACACCTGGAAGGGTCACATCGGCGTCGTGCGCGAGTGGGCTGAGCGATGCGGCCGGACGGTGGAAGGCAACACCTCTCCTGGCGAGGCGGGCCCACAGCGGGACGGAGACGGCGTATGGAACCGGCGCCGCTGCATTCGGCCGGGCAGCTACTTTCGTATCGTCGCGTTTACGCCCACGTCATGATCCAGCTGCCTGACAGCGTAACGACGGCCGTCCTGGCTCTAGTGCTTGGAGCAGTTCTCGGAGGTGCAGCGTGCTGCTTGTGGGTTGGCCAGAAAGAAAGCGCCGATCCCACCGGCCGCCCCACCACGATTTTCGAGCCGGGCCGCTTCCTCAAACCAGACGACACAACCGGTCAGCGCGAGCCTGACGTCGAGATCCGGTACCGCACACGACCAGAAACGACCCGGGTGAGAGACACACTTCGGGATACGCTTCGTGTACCAGTACCATCAGAGCTGCAGACCGGTGTCATATCCAGTCGCACGCCGATCAAGGTAACGTCCGATCGGGCCATGTGGACCTACTGGGACCCCTCGGACCGCCGCTACGAACAGCGCGAGTGGCGCGTCCCCGTCGACCGGTACCAAGCGTCTGTGTACGCGGTCGGGCTTCGCCGGTGGCAGCCACGGCCCACGCTTCAAGCCGGGCTCGGTGTAGAAGCGACGCTAAACTTTGGGTGGCTTCCCGGCACGATCGAGCCGTTCGGGGAGGTCCGGGCTGGCCGGCAGGTGGTGGCCACCACCGGACTTCGGTGGCACTTCTCGGTCCCCTGAAAGACAGGGAGGAAGACCGTATCTCCGAACCCAGCCTTATGAGTTGAGCTATGAGCGGCGCATTTTGCCGAAAACCCCACCCCTCAGAAATGACCCCTCAGCGCCCACAGAAGCAGAAGACGCCCGCCCGTGAGGGCGAGCGTAAACCGTGCGAACGGGGGGAATGATGCCCTCATCAGGAATCGTCAGCAGGGGGCAGTATCGGAGTATATTGCGCGAGCGTGCGCGGCCGAACTGGCATACATAGGCAACCATCTCCACTCCGAGCCTATGAGTTGGCCTATGAGTGTTTCGCCTACCGGCCGGGCACGCCCCCGACGCTCTTGACCTCAATCTCGTGGCGCTGGCACATCCCGCGCACGGTGCTTTTATCGACGCCGAGGGCGCGGGCCGCGCCGGCCATGGTGCCAGCCTCTTTCACCGCGTCTCGGTAGTCGCTCGGGGAAAACCCCTTGCGGCCGCCTCCCTGACCACTGGCCCGCTCGGGCACCGGTAGGGTCTCCCCATCCAGGTGGGGCGCGGCCTCCGGGTCGTACCACCAGGCCGGCACGCGCCGCTGGGTCTCCTCACTGTCATCTCGCTCAGGTAGCTCGTCTTTCAACCAGTCCGGAAGGGCCAGGCCCATCGACTGGGCGGCCTGCGTCATGTCGGAGGCGCCCTCGAGCTCATGGCTCGCGTACATGACCGACTGCGCTTCGCGGCTGTGTCCAAGACGTCCCTTGAGCTGCGCGACCGAGCCGCCGCTCCGCGTGTAGTGGACCGCGAAGGTGTGGCGCAGGTCTTTCAGTCGAACGCCGTCCTCGTAGCCTTCCTCTGGCGTGAGCCCCGCGTGCTCCCGGGCCTTGCGCCACCGGTAGTCCAACTGACCCTTCGTGAGACTGAACGCCTCCTCGCCGGCATCCTTGTCCTCGAGGAGAACCTTCAAGGCCAGTGTGGCCACAGGAGGGAGCTGGATCGTGCGCTTCCGCTCCTTCGTCTTCGTGTCCC